ACCACATCAAGGGTATTCTGGAAAGCCTACCTCAATCCCTACCACAAGTCAGTTGTCATGGCACATGATGCAGCTACTTCTGACTCACTCTTCACGATGTCCCGTAATATTATCGATTACATGGCACCAACCTTCAAACCAGAGTTTAAGAAGTCTAATGCCAAAGAGATTATGTTTCAGCATAACGACTCAGGTTACCGCCTATTCACTGCTGGAGCACCTGAAGCTGGTCGTGGTCAGACACCTACCATCTGTCACTTATCTGAGGTAGCCTTCTGGAATCATGACACAAAGATTCTATCAGGTCTCTTCCAAGGTATCTCTGAAGCTCCCGGCACAGAAGTTATTCTGGAGTCAACAGCTAATGGTATTGGTAATGAGTTTCATAGGTTATGGCTAGGGGCTGAGAAGGGCGAAAACGATTATATCCCTATTTTCGTTGCTTGGTTCCTCATGCCAGAGTATTCCCGTAAGGCTCCTGAAGGGTTTGAACAAACAGCAGAAGAAGTTATTCTTGTTACAAGGTATAGCCTAACAGATGACCAACTCTACTGGAGAAGATTAAAGATTGCTGAGGGTGGTTATGATAAGTTCCGTCAGGAGTACCCATCTAACCCCGAGGAAGCATTTCTTGTTTCAGGCTCCAATGTATTCAACATTGAGAAGCTATCTCAACTAATCCCACAACCAATCTTAGCTCATAGAGAATTCAACTTTGAATCTCGTATGATGGAAGATGCTAGAGGTGGTTCTATTGAGATCTTCAAGTATCCCACCTTTGAAAATTCTTTTGCTATTGGAGCGGATGTATCATTAGGTGTAGGTAAAGATTATTCATCATGCGTAGTCATGAATGCAGAAAGGGAAGTTTGTGCGGTATACAGAAACAATACCATTGATCCTTCTCAGTTTGGTGATCTACTATTCTATCTTGGCAGATACTATAATAATGCGTTACTTGCTGTAGAATCAAACAGTATGGGCATTGCTACCCTGAATAGGTTAACTCAAATGAAATATTTGAACATGTACTACCAGACTAAGATGGCAAATGTATCTAAAGAAGAGGGTAACCGTATTGGTTGGAGGACTACCTCAGCCAGTAAACCTGCTATTATTGGATTCTTGAAGAATGCTATTGAGCAGGGTGATGTAATGATTCCTTCGAGAGTTATCATTGGTGAATTGATGAACTATGTATCTACTGAGAATGGTAAGACAAATGCAAGTTCAGGGTACAATGATGACACTGTGATTGCATTAGCTATTGCTCTGGAAGTAATACGTACACATGGTGATAAACTAACAACAACAACAGTACCCTTTGCTCAAAAGATGGGTATGTATCAAGAGGTTAAAACAACATGGCTATAAATCAAAAGATGACATCTGAAGAGCGTAAACAGCTTTCTGGTCTATTGAAACCACAACCACAAAATAAATTAGTTAATCCTCAAGAGAAGATTGGCGATAAGATTCCTAAAGATTTCAACGCACGTAAAGGACAATAACAATGGGACAACTAAATCTAGGCTCAACTTTCATTAGCAGACCTCATCAATTACTTTCATTAGCTAATTCAGGACTACCTATCGTAGTTCCATCAAATGGTACAGTGGCTTCTACAGGCATTATTACACTTGTTACTGCTCTGCCAACCGTTTACGCTGATGTTTGGCTATATCTACCTGCAGGTGCTATTGTAGGTGGTATTGCGGGTATGTATTATGCTGAGTTCACCTCAACTACCGTAGGTCAAGTGTACACTAACTTTGTTAACCCAACTGTTGTTGATTTTGAACCATATGATCCAGTAGTTGAAACCCATGTCAATGCAGTAGGCTCGGGATCTGCATACACACAAACAACAGGTTCTAGCCTAGTAGTTATGCGTGATACTTTACCCGGTAATTTGATGGGTAAATCAGGCAGTATAGAAGTTAATGCTGGTATTTCTGTTAACAACAACGCTAATGCCAAAAATTTAAAGTTTAACTTTGGAGAATTCAATTTTAGTAGCGTATCTCTTGCGTCTATTTTAAGTGCTAATATTTCTAAGTCTATTTTAAATAGAGCAGCTACTAATAAGCAAGTAGCTACTGCACTTGGTTCATTTGGGCATGGAGCTGTTAGTGGCGCATTATTGTACGGCACTGTAGAGACAAAGAATGATGTCATTATTAATGTTACAGTACAGTTAGCTACTGCAACAGATTATGTGGTGCTAGAATATGTATGCTTTGAGGCTACATCAACCTAATAAGTAATGGGATTAGATCGACTAAAGTAGTCGGTACCTAAAGAGAGATTCCCTTTGTGTCAATTGTTGGTAACTCATGATGGAAAAAGTAGTTACACTAATAATAGCCATTGTTGGCTTGATTGAATGTATGCGAGCGTAAGATCGCTCTTATGAAAGGTTAACAATGGGAACAACAAATCAAGTAGTTAGATTTACTGACCGATTTAAAGAAAATGTAGGGGATGAAGAACTCCTAGCAATGATCGAACAGGGTGTAATGAACTCTGTTGGTGACTTCTTAAACAGTTCTGACTTAGCTCGTGAACGACAGAAGGCTACCTATGAGTACGGGATGATCCCACAGTTCCATCTGACACCTCAAGGTGTATCTCAGATTGTATCTTCTGATACAGTGGAAGCTGTTGAGGGGTATCTTGCTATCATTGCTGAACTAATGTTCAATAATAACAAGCTAGCTAGGTTCATTCCAGTAGGGGCTAACCCTTCTGATTACCACAATGCTAAAGTAGCCTCAGATCTTGTCAATTACACCATCTTTAAGCAAAATAACGGATGGGAAATCCTGAATACATGGGTAAAATCTGCACTTTTGTGGAAAAATAGCATAGTTCGGTGGGAATTTATTGAAGATTTTGACTATTCTTTTGAAGAATATGATACAATTTCCCAAGAAAATTTGGATATTTTACTGGCAGATGATGAGCTAGAAGTGCTAGGAAAGCTCAAATATGAGCAAGAATTAGTAACAAATGAAGAAACAGGTAATGCAGAATATGCTACAGTCTACAAGGATGTGCGGCTAAAACGTAAGCACAACAAGACACGTATTCTCATTAAGAATGTTCATCCAGAATGTTTCCGGATTACCCGTGATGCACACTCACTTGATGATGCTGCGTTCGTTGGTATCCAGATTGATATGACTCGTTCAGAAGTCCGTAAGTTCTTCCCTGATATCGCGCAAGATATCGACTGGGACCAAATTGGAGATGGATCCTATGACTGGGCAACTAAGTACACTGAAGAACAAGCTGCTCGTAAGCGCCTTGTGGGTGAGGAGTATTGGCTTGGTGGTAACAGCCGTGAACTCTTCCCATCTGAAGCTAATAGGCAACTCACTGTTATTGAATGTTGGCTCCGTGTTGATCGGGATGGTGACGGTATTGCTGAACTCAAGCACTTTATTATTGCTGGTTCTACTATTTTGCTTGAAGAAGATTGTGAATCTATTCCTCTTGCTACCCTCTGTCCGTTTGAAGTACCACATGAGTTCTTTGGGTTATCCGTTGCAGACATGATTCGTCCAGCTACGATGGCTACTACAGCTATCATGCGTGGATTCGTAGAAAATGTATACCTTACCAACTACTCACCTAAACTAGCCGACCCTAATGTAGTTGACTTCTCTGCATTGCAGAATATGAAGCCTAAACAGATTATTGCAACCAACGGTAACCCACAAGGTGCAGTTGCAGCACTAACACCTGACACAATTAGCCAAGGTACAGTGCCTTTGTTGGAATTACTCCAGCAACATAAAGAGCAAGCCACAGGTCTGTCAAAAGCAGCCCAAGGTTTGAATGATACGCTATATGTCTCAGGTAATTCTGATGAAAAGATGGCAAGAGCACAGTCTGCTGCTCAAATGCGTATTCAATACATGGCTCGTAGGTTTGCTGAGACTGGATTTACCCGTTTGGTTAATGGTGTCTACAAGACATTACGCACTAAGCTTAAAGGCAAGACAGTCAAGTACTACGATCAGAATGATTTCTTTAAATCAGTGGATCCAGCGACCCTTCCTGACAATATGCTCATGACCATTGACGCAGATGTCGGTGAAAATAGTAACAGCAATGTTATTAAGAAAATGGAAATGATTGGCTCAAAGCTTATCCCTGCTTTAAGCCAAGCTGGTGCTGGTGGTGCTGTTAGTCCACAGGCTGCTGTTCGTATCGCATGTAAAACACTGGAAGCTATGGATTTAGATCCATTGGATTTCTTAGTGGATTACACAACTGACGAATTTAAGCAACAAGCAGAGCAATCACGCCAAGGCGAGGTAGCTGCTCAGGAAAAGAAACAAAAGCTTGAAGAACAGAAGCTAATGCTGGATATGGCTCAGAGACAAGCAACTCTTGATCTGACAAATATCCAATCGAAGAATGCTATGCAAGATAATGCTAAACAACTCATGGTTGCATTAGATAAATCCCAACAAGAATGGGCTAAAATCTATGTAACTGCAGCTAAAGAAGGTGTAGAACTTCCGCCTCACCGGGCTATTGAAGAACTACTAGGTATTGCTAAGGCTGTTATCAAATCCGATATCAGTGATGCAAGTGCCCCACAAGGTAGCACTGCTCCAGCAAATTTACCCGGGCCAGCAATGGCACCTGAACAAGCAATGTAACAGAATTACTCATGCCTCTTAACAATGCACACTTTGGGTAGTCACTTATAACATGGTCACCACCTCTGCGTAAGTACGTGGTGATTCTCTATGAATACGGGCGAACGGACTAATTACCCTTCCATGCCTTAACATGGATAGCTCACCTATATCTTTAAGGAGATAAATGGCTTATAAAAACAAAGAAGATAAACAAGCAGATGATAAGCGGTATCGTCAAACAGAATCATCGCATTCTAAATTAAGGGGTGCTAGATGGAATAAGGACAACCCAGAAAAAGCGGCTATTAATAGCATTTCACGGGTTTACAATGTTGACAAACTAGCTGCCAAAGAGTTATACCAAAGATCTATTACTGCTTGCGATTCTTGCCTAGTACCTTGGGATTTACAGCAACACAAGATTAGATTTTGTATTGATCATAATCACAATACAGGTGAGGTTCGTGGTGTTCTTTGTAACAGCTGTAATTCTGCTTTAGGGTTATTAAAAGAAAATGATAGTAAGATACTAGCTCTTTTGGAATACAACAGGAAACACAATGGATAAATATCGAGATAATTTTGCAGGTCGGATGGCTCCTAAAATGGATTATTCATCAGGCATTGGTCAAGCAAAAATTGAACCATTCAAAGAGTCACAGATGGCGCTGGTTAAATCAATGTTTGCTAAAGAAGAACGCGAGCAATTTTTTTCTGACGTATACGGAGAAATTTTAACCGACCTTTTTGTAGCTTGGTTACGCACAGAGCCACATGCTACCAAAGAACGAGACTTCCTGTATGCTTCTGCTATGGCATTAGGCTCAGTGAAGGCTAAGATGGTAGGTATTGAAATGTATGGTGCTAACATGGCATTCATCCAGAACCAGAATAAACCAAAATCCCAAGAAGGGGAAATGAATGAGTAAATACAATGACGCACGAAGTGTGTTAATCAAATCACGAGATGAAATCCTTCGAGAGCTAGCTGTCTGTGGACAAGCTGGTGGCACTGGTCGTGCTGCTGCTTATGCCCCACAACTGGTAAGCATTCAAGGTGCTATTGAAGCTATTGATCGTATTGAGAGTGCTGATGCACCTAAAGTAGATCGCATGGCAGCAGTACGCGCAGCTAAAACTGCACAATAAACAAGACACAAGGAAACAAAATTAATGAATACACACGTTAGCCAACTCTCTACCAGTACGCCTGCCTCGGAAATTTCGAGTGCAAGCTTTGATGACGGTTCCTATAGTGCAGAGAGTCAAGCAGCCAGCCTAGATGATATCATGCGGAATTCACCAGTTGCAGAACTGTTGGGTCTCAAAGGGTCTCTACCAGAAGAGGATGAGGATGTCCAAACTCAAGATTCAGAATCGGACAATGATGTTCCCGATGGTTCTGATGATAAAAATGATGCAGATGAAAATGATTCAAAATCTGAAGATGATGGTAAAGAAGAAGGCAAGGATGATACGTCTACCCCTGACTCTGATCTACCAGCAGAAGAAGATATTGATTGGGAATACAAAGTACCTGTAACCATTAATGGCAAAACAGAACACATTTCCCTGGAAGAAATCCGTAAGGGTTATTCTACTGACCAACATCTGTCAAGTAAAGGTCGGGAACTTGGCGAACTGAAGAAACAGATCGAACAAGAAAGAACAGAAAAGCTGCAAGAGCTTGTTGATATGGGCAACCTAGTTCATGAAGAACTAACTGCTGTAGAAACAAATCTTGGTAATGAATACCATAAACTAACGGCTGATATCGAGAAGGCCCGTGAAGAAGGTGATACCTATACAGCTCGCGACTTGAAAGAGAAACGTGAGCAAGTGCAAGAAAGTTACTGGAAGGCTAGAAATAGTCGCGAAGAGAAAACTAAAAGTATTGCAGGTAAAATTCAACAGCAACAAGTGGAACGGCAACAAGACATGCTGAAAGTGTACGGGGAAAATATCACTAAGTTGATCCCCGATTATTCAGATAAAGTTGCTAAAAGCGTACGTGAATTCGCCATTAAGGAAGGCATTCCTGAAGCATTGTTGGAGTCTATTTATGACCCGACAGTAGTGAAATTTATTAACGATTACCGTAAGTTGAAAACAGCAAAAGATACAGGCGAAGTTAAGCGTAAAGCTGCAGCATCAGTGAAGTCAATCCCTACTAAATCAGGGCAACCATCTTCACAACGTGCTCGCGAATCCGAAAACAATGCCCGTGGTAAAGTTCTCTCAGGTCAAGGATCTAAACAAGACGAGTTAGATTTTCTAAAACGTATTTCTTCAGTGAGCAAAAAACTTTGAATAAATAAACTCTTATAGAAAGGCTATATAACATGGCTGCAAACAATTTCGCTACTGGTGGCCCTAAGGCCGCTGCTCGCTCCGCTACCGCTACTGGTAACTCCGTCAATGCTGGTGAACGCGAAGACCTCGCTAACTTCATCTCCATGATTTCTCGTGATGAGACACCTTTCCTTAGCTCCATTGGTAAAACCAAAGCTACGGCAGTGTTCCACGAATGGCAAACCGACGAACTCGCTGCTCCTGCTTCTCAAGCAGTTGCTGAAGGCGTATCTTACGCTACTCAGAACAGTGCCCAAGGTGCTGAACCTTTCCGTACTCGCCTAGGTAACTACACCCAGATTAACAGCAAGACTGTTACCGTTACTGGCACTAAACGTGCTGTTGACCAAGCTGGTGTTGCTGACGAATACGCTTACCAGCTCAAGAAGCGTGGTACCGAACTTCGCCGTGATGTCGAGTTTGACTTGGTCAACTCATGGAAATCCAGCAATGGTTCAGGCACCCGTACATTCGGTGGCTACCAAGCTTGGGTTAACTACACAGCTGCTTCCACAACTCCTGCTACCGCTTTGAACGTGCTTGCTACTCCTTCCGAGTATGCTGCTCCTACAAACATGGGTGGTGGTACTTGTGGCGTGTTCACCACTGTTACTTCTGCTGACAAAGTTAGTTTGGCCCTAAGCCACATTGACACCGTTATGCAAGCTGTGTATGAGAATGGTGGTAAAGCCACTAAGCTCATGCTCTCACCAGCTAACCGTCGCGTGTTCTCTGCTAAGTCACAAGCTGCTGGTTCTTCAACTAGCAATGCTGGTGATGGCAACGTTCGTCGTAACATCGATGCCGATGGTAAACTACGTCAATCAGTTGAGATCTACATGTCTGACTTCGGTGACATCATGGTTGTGCCTAACTACGTGATGGGTATTTCCAACACTGCAGTTGCTGGTCTCGATCAAGCTGCCAACTTCTCAGCATTCGTTTATGACCCAATGTGGTTCAGCTATGCTTCCCTACGTCCTTTGCAAGAAGTTGACCTAGGTCAGTTGGGCGACTCTATCATCGGTCAGATCGTTGAAGAAGGCTCATTGGAGTGCCGTAATCCAAAAGGCGCTGGCCTAATTTTCGGTCTATCAGGTCTCTAAGATCTAACTAAAGGGAGAAGGAGAAATCTTTCTCCCTTTTTATTTGGAGAAAATAAATATGGAAATGCTAAAGATTACTGCTACTGATGGTACGCAGAATTATATCCCTGATAACTATGTAGTGTCTGTTAAGACAGCTGCTGATACTCTTGGTGCGGGTTCTAACTATGCTGCACCTAAGGTTATTCGTGGTCGCATTACTGAAGTTACTTACTACGCTGGTGCTAATGGTACAGCTGGCGCATTAGTTGTCGTTACTGTTCCAGCCAAAGGCGCAGGTGTAATTACCTATGAATATGGCTGCAAGACAATTGACGGGGCCTTCTCTGTCGCAATGAGCAACTAAGAGGACAGACACAATGGGATACAGATCACAAGAAGATAATGCTAGAAGTTTTACAGTTAAAGAGGATACCTCGGACTTCAAGCTAGAACAAGATGTTGGTGCGTATAAGGATTATGCTGCACAACAAAGAGAGCTAGATTCATTAGCACACAATGGTCGTCAGTATAGATCCTTTGCGATTATTCCTGATATTGTAGCTATCGATATCTTGACAAAATATGGGCTTGATATTCATGCTCAGGAGTTCATGGATAACCCTGCTAACTTGCGTAAGTTAAAGCAGATCATTATCTCTGACTACCCACTGCTTCAAACAAGCAATATTAAACGAGTATAAGGAGAATAGAATATGGCAACACCACGATATGATGCTATCGTCGCAAAGGTTAGGGATTGGTCAAACAAGCCAGAAGCAAATACTATCCCTGATAGCGTCATTCAGGATTGCCTAGGCTATTCAGCAGATGAATGCTATCGTAAACTTCGCATACCACCGTTAGAGTATACCATAAGATACGTAATTACAGCGGCAGATAATGAGGGTGAGAACAGCTTAGGGCTACCTTATGGTAATGCTTACACCTCTTTTTCAATACCCGAAGATTTAACACAGTTTAACTATTTAAGAACTATTGCTCAAAGTAACTTTGATACACCGTATTCTACCTTTCCATCTAACGTTAGCAAGGTATTTCATGAGATTACGGATAAACGTACTTTCTTTGATATGTACGCTGAAAAATATTCCTCATACAATTGGATGTGGATGGACGGTAAGGTATTTATTCACCCGCAATTAGCGATTGGTGCAACAGTTGAAATTAACTACTATCGTAGATTATCATCACTTGATGCTGTGTACTCTATTGTACCAATTAACTACTTAATTGAGCTAACAGATGCGCAGCAGCCCTACCTTACTTTGGTTACTACTGCAGGAACTAATCTATATTTCTCTACAGCCAGTTCAGTTACTAAATGTTTTAGTACATTGGCAGAGGCCACTGCTTATAATGCAACAGTAACTACCAAGATGTATACAGGCAATGAAGTAACTAACTGGTTAAGAGACCAGAATGAAAGATTGTTAGTTTGGGGTGCACTTTTTAATTTAGGCGCATATCTCTTTGACGACAAAATGGAGCAGCGGTACCAAGCCAAATTTATGGATAATGTCGAATCTCTTAACAAAGAAGAGAAATGGCGTAGAAGTCTTGGTGGTAATGTCCAGATGAACTTTAACACAAATGGCTTGATTTAAGGAGATAAGATGGCATACGAACAATTACCGGGATCTACCACTAGCTCTGCTGATGGCGGTCAATACGAAAGTGTTGACTCAACAAACTCGTCTAGCTACCCCGCGCTAGCCGCCGAAGGTGCCGCTAATGCAAAGGTATATGCGGCTAATGCTGCAGCTAGTGCCACAACAGCCGCTACACAAGCAAGTGCTTCTGGTGTAAGTGCAACTGCAGCATCTGCGTCAGCTTCATCCGCTGGAAGTAGTGCTACAACAGCCACTACCCAAGCAACTAACTCAGCTGCAAGTGCTGTTACAAGTGCAAATAGCGCTACAACAGCTACTACCCAAGCCACCACAGCCACCACTCAAGCAACCCTTGCAAAAGATTGGGCAACTAAAACTTCTGGTGAAGTGGTCGTTGGCCAAGGCTATGGTGCTAAGAAGTAC